ATAGCTCCTTTTTTAAAGAGTGGAAAAATGGGTGCTCACTTACATTTTGAAATAAGAGACTTTGCTGTTAGTGATACCGAATTTGGTAAATTCGGCGCAGTAAATCCTCAATTCTATATTTATAAATCTATACCTAACGGAAAACGTTTTTAATTTATAAAAAAAAATAGTATATTTGTGGCCTTATGGGGCAAAAACTATTTTATATATGTAATGTAATAGCTGAATATGAAGAAGATTATAAAGCTCTACAAGAACATCTAGGCAGTTACCCTGTAAATGTTTTAAACAAAGTTCCAGACGATTTATTTTTTGACATTCCAACTTTAGTTGTTGGGTGGAATTATATTAAAAACAAATTCCCTAAACTAAATATATTTGATAAGCAAATAGCAACAAATCTTTATTGGACTTATAGTAAATCAGAAATGGAAAAATTATTCTTTTCTGAGGTAGAAGATTTTTTTGCAGATAGCGTAAAAAGTTGGCTCCCAAAAGAATTTAAATTATTTGATCCTATAAAAAATAACATTGACTTATTAACATATTGTCAGCAAAATATAAATGCAGACAAGAATGTGTTTGTGTATTTTAATAAAGGAGCTATGTATCTTCGAAATGACGATATTAACCATGTGATTGACCTGAAAGGTATGTATCTAGTGGATGCGTCGTTTAAAGGCGTTGTAAACAAGTTTCTAGAGTCATATAAGTGTTTTGCATTCTCATATGATAACTTTGCTGAATATGTTGATTTGAACACTATTGGAAACATTATAACCATAGAGAATTTAAGATGGGTTAAATATGGAATTGAAACAAATGAAAGATATTTTAATATAATTCCAAATTTTGATATAAACAAATACATTCCTTTTTTAATGAGCAAATTAAATCCCATAGATTTAGATCAGGAGGAAAAAGTGTATTTAAACAGAATGTGCAAAAGAGATGTTATAACTTGTTGGATGTCAAGTCGTGAATTAGCTTTTTCTGAAAGTTTCGAAAATAAAAATTTAGACTTTAAATATAGACGTGGTTATAAGTTATCTAAAATAAAATATTCAAACAAAAGAACTATAACGGGCCGTATAGCAGCTCACGATAATTATAACCCACAGAACTTACAAAAAGATAACCAAGAAAGGGCTGATATTATAACAAGATTTGAGGGTGGTAGTATATTGGTTTATGACTATACATCTTTTGAAACTAGGATATCATTATATTATTGTGACAACCAGGAGTATATAAAAAAATATGCTGATTCAGATTTGCACTACGAGACTGCTATGATATTGTATGGCAAGAAAGATATATCAGAAGGAGAAAGAGATTTAGCAAAAATATTTAACCACTCGTTGTTATATGGAGCTGGGGAAGATACGTTATTGAATAAGTTGTCTATTTTTAAAGACCCTGAAAATAAACTATATCAGGTTAAGCAATTTTTGTTTCCACTAATAAAAAAAGCCAATGAAATCCGACACGTATATAATGATGATGGGTATTTAGTTAATGAATGGGGATCTGTTGTTAGAACAGAAAAGGCTCATGCTAGTTTTAATAATTACATACAATCTTCAGCTTCTGAGATTGTTGTTGATAAAGTGTTTGAAATGAAAGAATTATTAAAAGGCAAAAGAAGTCAGTTCTTGTTCCAAGTTCATGATTCGCTTGTTTTTGACATTCATCCAACCGAAAAAAGCCTTATCAAAGACATTGGAAATGTGCTATCTAGGCATAAAAATATGAATTTTACTCTTGCTTATAAGGTTGGGGAAAATTATAAGAATCTAAGTCAGAACATTACGTTTTCTTCGTAAAAAATTATTGCCAAAACTATTGATTTTTTTTGTATTATGTATTATATTTTACATAATAAAAACAATTAAAAAACAATAAAAATTAGAAAAATTATGGCAAAATTGACGTATTTCATTAAGAAAAAGATTGGCAAAGAGGTTCACTCGTTTTCTGTAGAGGGTGACAACTTCCACGAAGTTGTGATGGCATCAAAAAATTTATCATTTAACGGAGTTGAAAAATGCGGTAAATGTGGTTGTGACGACTTAGTTTTGGGCGCACACGTTGCAGGTCCAAAGAAACATAAGTATGTTACAGTAAAATGTAAAAAATGTAAAGCGTACTTAAACTTCGGTCAACAACAAGAAAACCCTGAAGTGTTCTATTTAAGAACAACAGAAGACGCAGACAAGAAGAAAGTTCTTGACTGGAAAGACGCAAACACCCCCGTAGAGGACGGTCAATAATACACTATTTAAAATAAGCTCCTTTTGGGGCTTATTTTTTCTCCACAAGTGTGTTGATAAAAAAAATAAATTAAATTATAAAAATTGAAAATAGTTTACTATTTTTGAAACTAAGAATTAAACAAACAATTAAATAAAGCAATATGGCAAAATCGAAAGCAAAAAAACTAGACGAAATAGTAGATAGTGAAATAAACGAAAACGAAAATGTAAATCCACTTGGTGGCAAAGCAAGTGAAGACGAGGATGAAAAAGAAAAACCAGTTCTCCGTAAGAAGTTTGGCAAGCTAGCTGAATATAAGGCTAAAATCAACTTCAAAAATGTAAAATACAAAAAGCAGGAGTGGATCAATATGTCTCCCGCATTTAAAGAGGTTACAAAATTACCTGGAATACCCACTGGTCACGTTATTATGAATTATGGAAAGTCAGATACTGGTAAAAGTACTATGGCTCTTGAAGCAGCGGCGTTTGCTCAAAAAATAGGAATTCTTCCTGTTTTTATAATTACAGAAAATAAATTTTCTTTCGAGAGAGGAGAAAAAATGGGTATAAATTTTGATGAAGCAATAGTTCATAATGGTGTAGCTACAATTGAAGAAGGTTGTAAGTACATAAAAGAGACTTTGGATAATCAAGAAAAAGGAGATTTACCTTATGATGTACTTTTTATATGGGACTCAATTGGTGGTACTCCATCTGAAAAAGAACTTGGCAAAAAAGAAGACGGAGAAAGCGGTGGCGGTATGATGGTTACAGCAAGAGTAATTAGAGAAGAAATAACTAGATACTTAGGCCCAAGAATTAATGCAACAAGAAATGAGACATTCCCATATACTTCAACATTAATGTTTATAAATCATGCATATACTGCACCTCCATCAATGCCAGGAGCACCTCCAAGTTTAATACCTTATGGTGGGGATGGAATTTATTATGTATCTACATTAGTATTTAGAACTGGTGGTATAGTTGGTAGATCTTCTAAAGTTACAGCTACAAAAGCTGGAGATGAGTTTGCATTTGCATTAAAAACAGATTTAGTTGTACAAAAAAACCACATTACAAACGTATCAACAAGTAAAGCTAAAATATTATGTACTGATCATGGATTTATTTTAGACAACAAAGAATCTATAGCTGCATATAAGAAAGATTATGCTTCAGATTGGGATTTAAAATATGATGAATATTGGAGTTCTCTTTCTGAAGATTAATTATGATGCGTGTTTTACTTGTCGATGGACCTTGGAACCTTAAAAGGAATTTTCATAAACGTAAAGAGCTTAAAACAAGCACAGGATATTTATGTGGAGGAAGCTTTGGTTTTATAGACAGCTTAAAAACTGTAATGAACCGAGTTCTTCCAGATAGAGTAGTTATAATGTGGGACGGTTTTCAGTCTGGGAAACTTAGATATGAAATATATCCACCATATAAAGCCAAAAGGAAAGAGTATTGGAATAACACTGAAAAGGCCATCGCAACTGATGGCCTTTATAGTCACCAAGATTTAGATAAGGTAGAATTTATGAACCAAAAGATAAAGGTTCAAAATTATTTAGAAGAATTGTATGTAAGACAGGTTGAAGTTGATTATATAGAAGCTGATGACCTAATTGCTCAATACGTTTTAAAAAGCACATCTGACGATGAAGAGATTTTTATTTTCAGCCGTGACAGAGACTATTTACAACTTATTTCAGACAAAGTAAGTGTAGTAACTCCAGATAGTGTTTTTATTTTAAACAGATCACAGTATGAAGAGAAATATGGTCATACATTAGATAATGAATTACTTTTTAAATGTTTTGAAGGAGATGATTCAGATGAGATTGGTGGAGTAAACGGAATTATTAGAGATACGTTGATAAAATATTTTCCAAATATTGCAAAAGAAAAGTATCTTTATAGCAAATTAAAAGAAGAATGTTTTGAGGCGAAAAAAGATAAAAAAATTGGCAAGAGAAAAATTTACGATAAGATTATAGAAGCTGAAAGTATTTTGTATAGGAATGCAAGATTAATGAATCTTAAAAAACCATTCTTAAACGAAGAAGCAATTACAAGTGTTGATGCAGTTAAACACGGAACACTTGATAGTTCTAGAAGCGTAGAACAAGCTATAAGTAAATTTATAAATGATGGAATGATAAGTCACATACACGATAATAATTTAGAAAACTTTTTTTCACCATTTTATAGAATAATGACGAAAGAAAAAGAATACTCACAAAAAATGAAAATCTAACAACCATGTCTAATAAATTTCACGAAAAATTAAAAAAAGTAAATTCCAAAAAAGAAGAGATTATCTTTAAAATGGAATACAAAGGTCGTGTAATACATGATGTAAAAATTGAACTTCCTGATTATGCAAAAGAAATAATTGATGATGAGGACACTAATTTTTATTATTTCTTTAAAGATATGTCTAATGCTTTAGAAGATTTAATAAATGATTTACATAAGAAAAAAGTTTGGAAAAAAATAGAAAAAGAGAAGAAAGATGGAAACGAAAAATCAAAATAATAACGAAGTTTTAGACAAAATACTTGAAGCCGATGTTCAAGGATTGGTATCTTTTTTTAAAGAAGGCAAAACAGAACCTTTTGATGTAGATTATCAAAACAGATTTTTAAAGCTCTTTATCAGTGATAAAGATGGCTTCCCTGAGAGAATTGTAGACATAGTACAAACTGAATATTTTGACTCCTATCAAAAAATTATTTTGAATTATGAATTAGAGTTTCATAATAAATACAGAGAGATAGCTAGATTCAGTACGTTACGTGATATTGTAAGGCAAAAAGAAAAAGACCTAACAAAGGATCATCTTCTTGGTCTTATAGACAAGATAGAAGAAATAGAACTAGAAAATATAAAAGGTTTAAAAGATTCTGCATATTTCTTCTTTAAAGAAAGAAGTGTAAAAAATTGTTTATTTGAATTAGTTGTGGATTGGAAAAAACACAATTATGATTCAATGAAGACAAAGTTAGAAAATGCACTTAAAGCAGGAGAACCAAAAGAAGCAGGTCATGATTATTTAAAAGATATTGAAAAACGCTTAGAGAAAGATTTTAGAGCGCCAATCACTGCAATGAAAGACCTTGATAAGTATATCGGTGGTGGATTAGCAGGTGGTGAAATGGCAATTGTTCTTGCTCCTCCTGGAGGCGGAAAGTCAATGGCTTTAGTTAAGTTTGCTTGTGGCGCTTTGTTGGATGCAAAAAAAGTTGTGTACTATACGCTAGAACTTTCAGAAAAAGTTGTATCTCAAAGATTTGATGCATGTATAAATCAAATTTTAATAAATGATGTTTGGGAATTTCCAGATGTTGTAAGAGAAAGTGCTACAGATATTTATAAAAATGGTGGTAGATTGATCGTTAAGGAATTTGCAACAGGTCAAGCTTCTCTAAATACAATACTTGCTCATCTTAGAACTTTAGAGACAAATGATGGATTTGTGCCTGATATAATTTTTATTGATTATGCAGACATTATGAAACCCCTTACTGTGTTTACAGAAAAAAGACACTCCCTTACAAGCATATATGAAGGTATAAGAGGAATTGCTGTTGAAATGGGTATTCCTATTTGGACCGCATCTCAAACCAATAGAGCAGGTATGAATAAAGATAAGTTCGGACTTGATGTAATTGGTGAGGCTTTAGGTAAGGCTGCAACTGCCGATCTTGTAATAGGCATAGGAAGACCAGACGAAGGGAAGGAAAATAATGAAGCAACGTTTGGAATTTTAAAAAATAGAAATGGTGCAGACGGGTTTTATTTGCCAGCAATATTTGATACACGCAAGATTTTTATAGAACTAACTCAAATACAGCCTGGTGCAATTATCCAAGGCGGAAAACCTTCAACCAACAAAAAACCGAAAAAAATGCAGGATGAAGACGAGAATAACATAAATGGTATACTGATAGCCAATGAAATGTAATAAATCTAGAGTTTTAAAAATTTTACATTTATTTATTTCTACACTTTAATATACTTAAAAAATGAACGAAAAAAACACACAAGAATTAGCTTTGGTTATGAACGAAAAAAAAGAAAAAAAGGTCTATACAAAAGAAGAGGCCATAGCAGCATCCCTAGAATATTTTAAAGGAGATGGATTAGCAGCAGAAGTATGGGTAAGTAAATATGCCCTTAAAGATTCAAGTGATAATATATTTGAGCTTACACCAGACGATATGCACAAAAGAATAGCAAAAGAATTTGCTAGAATAGAATCTAAGTTTCCTAATGGCTTAAACGAAGAAGAAATTTATGATTTAATAAAAGATTTTAAATACATTGTTCCTCAAGGAAGTCCGATGGCTGGTATTGGAAATGATTTTCAATACGTTTCATTATCAAATTGTTTTGTAATTGGAAACGAAAAAGATTCTGATTCTTATGGTGGGATTTTAAAGTTAGATCAAGAACTTGTTCAATTAATGAAAAGAAGAGCAGGTGTTGGTTTAGACTTATCATTTGTAAGACCGAAAGGAACGCCTGTAAAAAATTCAGCACTCACATCAACGGGAGTAGTTCCTTTTATGGAAAGATTTTCAAACTCCACAAGAGAAGTTGCTCAAGACGGAAGAAGAGGTGCTTTAATGGAATCAATATCAATTAATCACCCAGACTCTGAGTCGTTTATTGATGCGAAGATGGATGAGAAAAAAGTTACAGGAGCAAATGTATCTGTAAGAATGTCTGATGATTTCATGAAGGCAGCATTAGCTGATAAAAAATTTACTCAAAAATATCCAGTAGATTCAAATGAGCCAAAGTTTACAAAAGAAATTGATGCTGCTCCACTGTGGAATAAAATAGTTCACAATGCATGGAAAAGAGCAGAGCCAGGTGTTTTATTTTGGGACACTATCATCAAAGAATCTATTCCTGATTGTTATGCTGATTTTGGATTTAAAACTACATCTACTAATCCTTGTGGAGAAATTACATTATGTCCAAATGATTCATGTAGATTATTAATTTTAAATTTATACTCATACGTAGAAAATCCTTTTACTGATAAGGCTAAATTTAATTTTGAATTATTTAAAAAACATGTAGGATTTGCTCAACGTTTAATGGATGACCTTATTGAACTAGAATTTGAAAAGATTGATAAAATCATTAATAAAATAAAAAACGATCCTGAAGATGCTGAAATAAAAAGAGCTGAATTAAATCTTTGGAAAAACATTAAAGACAAATGTGTACAAGGAAGAAGAACTGGTCTTGGAATTACTGCTGAAGGTGATATGATAGCTGCGCTAGGATTAACTTATGGAACTGATGATAGTAATTCATTTGCAGAAAAAGTTCACAAGAACCTTAAACTAGCAGCATATGCTTCTTCTGTTGAATTAACAAAAGAAAGAG